CTACAAACATACTAAATATGTATATCGCGATTATAAAACTTAATTAAGGAGAAAAAATATGTCACAAGCTTCTGACTATCTTGAGAACGCACTATTAGATCACGTTCTCAGTAATACAGCAATGACTTCGCCAACCACTGTATATGTTGGCTTATTCACATCAGATCCATCAACTGGTTCTACAGACGAAAACCTTGAAGCAGGAACACTAACTGACGAAGTATCAGGTTTTGATTATGCTCGTAAAGCAGTTTCATTTGGTGCGGCATCAGGTGGTAGTGCTACCAGTGATGCAAACGTAACGTTTGATCCAGCAAACGGTGGTGATTGGGGTGAAATTACGCACATTGCTATTATGGATGCACTTACAGCAGGCAATGTATTGTTTTACGGAACATTGACTACTGCTAAAACTATCCAAGACGGTGATACTTTCCAAATTACATCTGGCAATTTAACAGTCACATTGGCATAACATAGGGGATTAGCCCTATGGCAGACACTTATGTTATACTAAATGATGACTATCTGGAATCAGGATATGTAGATGCTACATATGTTGGAACAGACAGTGATCTTTATGTAGAAGCCGGATATATTCAAGATGCTATAGACGGCAGCGCAGATATCTCTGTGGCTGCAAGTTTATCAGCGTCTGGTGGACTTATACAAAGTGGTATAACAACAACAAGTGTTAGTGCAACGCTAAATGCCAGTGCAGACAGAATAAGAAGTTCAAGTGCAAACCTAACTGCACAATCTACAACTACTGTTTCAGCTGTTAAAACAGCAACAGTTCAAGTTACTTTAAGTAGTAGTTCTACAACAACAATAGACGCAGATGTTATAAGAGACGGTTCGGCAAATTCGAACAGTGCCGTTTCTGTTCTTTCTGCTTCTGTTAAAACTGTTAATGCAATAGTAACACAAAGCAGTGCATTCACAAGCACAGTAAGTGCTGTTGCAACTGTATCACCAGGTGCAGACATAAGCACAAATGCTACACTAACTTCAAGTGCTGTTGCTACTAAAGTTGGTGTTGTTGACATTCAAGCATTCCAAACACATCCTACACTATGGCAAGATGACGTAACTTGGGATAATCCAGTTGGCACTATTTGGGGTCCAATGGTTGAAGTTAATGTTGTTGGCATCGTTAGAGGTGACGCAACACTGGCCAGCAATTTCACAACAACTGCTGATGGTGATATAACTGCTGTTGCTAATATTGCTCCAGCGGCATCTGCAACTGTTACAGTATTTGGTAATTTTGAAACTCAAGCACAAATTGATACTATTTCAAGTGCATTTAGTGTAGACAGTAGCGCACAAACACAAGGCGATATTGTTCCTAATGTTATACAAGCCAGTGCAAGTTTAACAGCAAGCGGTATCTTCCAAGTTGAAGGTAGACCACTTGATATTGAAAGTGCATTTAGTGTAGCAGTAGATGGAGATGTTATTAGAGATGGCGTTGCAATAAATGCTGGTGCATTTAGTGTAGCAGTAGATTATACAAGAATACGTCCAGGTGTTGCTGATATAAACGCACATCCTAAGACTGATCTACAGAGTATAGTTGACTTAACAGACTTTTATACCGTAAATGGCAGATTACAATTTGTTTCAAGTGGTGTATGGCGTAGAGCAATTACTATACAAAGTGATAGTGATGCTAACATTGTTGACACTACAGTAGTCAACACACACATCTTTAGAATTACTGTCGCTCCTGGTATCTATGTATTTGGTTTTGAAGCAAACACAATCAACGAACCATTAGGTTTTAACGATGTTTATTGGTATAACATTACAGACAGTGAAGAAATTATAAGACAAGAATACACTGACACAGGTGATGATGTTGAAGCAGATGCCGTCAGTAAAACTATAACATTTACTCAAGAAACAACCCTTGAGATAAGAACAACAGGTGTATATGCTAATCTAAACATTGGAACAATAGAACCATTTGTTAAACAAACTACAACTAATTTAGTGGTAAATGCTGATATTATTGGTGATGCAGTTACAATAGTTGCAAGTGCAGGCACACTAAGTGTTGAGGGTGTTAAAGTTACTGAAGCTTTAGTAACATCAAGTGCAGAATTTACTTTACCACGTTGGGTTGGTGGTAAATTATTTGGAGGTATTGTAGATATACAAGCGTTTGCTACAACAGTAAGTGCATTAACAATTTATAATATTGATCCATTTAGGGTATATCAAGTAGATTCAGAATCAAGACTGTTGGAAATCGTTGAAGAAACACGCATTTTAACCAGTAAATCTGAAAATAGGTTAAATAGTATACAACCAGAAACAAGACAATTTAAGGTGCCAAGTGAAACACGACTATTAGACGTGCAACCTCTTGAGTTAGTTGAACTTGCTGGCATTAAAGATAGGAGAACAGGATAATGGCTACATTAACTGGATTTCAACAAGATAGGCAGGGCACCTATATTGAAAAAGATCCATACGCAGTGTTGGATTATTCTCTTGATTGGGAGAACTGGATGCCCAGTGGCGAAGTTATTTCTTCCATTACTGTTACAGCAGAAACTATATCAGGAGATTCAGCACCTTTGACAATAGACTCGTCAACAAACACAGATTATATCGTAACAGCGAATATATCTGGCGGAACTGCTGGCAACATTTACAATGTCGAATACAAAATTGTTACCGACAACAGTAAACAAGACAGCAGAAACTTTAGAATAAAGGTAGTAGAGAGAGAACTATAATGAGTGAAGAGCAGAATAACACAACCAAGAAATACAAAACCATAGATAGGGAACTTGTATTCCGCTTGGCTTGTATCCAATGCTCAGATCAAGAAATTGCAGAAGTATGCGGCATTAGTGTTGACACGCTTCGCAGAAGATTTAGTAAAATTTTAGAAAAAGGCAAACAAGAAGGCAGACAAAGTTTAAGAAGGGCAATGTATGAAAAGGCGATGAATGGAGACACAAGGCTACAAATCTTCTTATCAAAGCAATACCTTGGAATGAGGGATACACCAGAAGACGGCGATGCAAAAGCACCATTACCTTGGGAGGATTAAATGAGTGACGTAAATTTCGGAACAAATCAAGATACAAATACGTGGCCCTATGGTTTAGGTATTAGAAAAGGTATCGTTCCTAATATGGGCGGTATAGACAAGTTTGGATACTTGCCAACAGCAACAACAAGTTATAAAACAGTATGGGATGGCGATTCAGTTTATACCTATCCAAGTTCAGCTGTTACTATGACAGCAACTTCCGCAAGTGGTGCAACTGACAGCGGCGTAGAAATAACTATTCAAGGTTTAGATACAAATTATGATGCACTCACAGAAACTGTTACACTTGATGGTAGTGGAACAGCAACAACTACAGGTGAATTCCTAAGAGTGTTTAGAGCCTATGTTAGCAATGGAACAGATCTTGATGGTGATACTACTATTGCAAACGGCGGAACAACATACGCTAAAATCTTTTCTGAAATGCAACAAACACTGATGGCTGTATATACTATACCAGCTGGTTATCGTGGATATCTTGTGTCAGGCAATATGTCAGTTGAAAAGAATCAACCAGTTGTTGCAAAATTAATGACAAGACGTCCAGGTGGTGTTTTAAGAGTAAGTGGAGTGGTTACAAGTTTTGGTGTGCCATTTCAAAGAGTATGGCAACTACCGCCAGTGTTAGATGAAAAAACAGATATTGAAATTAGAGCAAAAGCAGGCGCAACTACAAGCATTGCGGCTGGCTTTGAAATTATATTGGAGAAAAAATAGTGCCATTAAGTGATGCACAAAAAACTATTTGCGATAGTGACGCACGTTTTCGTGTTGCTGTTACAGGTAGACGTTTTGGCAAAACACACGTAGCAATGCGTGAGTTGGCACGATTTGCAAGTAAAAAAGAAAACAGCCTTGTATGGTATGTAGCGCCAAGTTATAGAATGGCCAAAGGCATTGTTTGGGATCAACTAAAAGGCAAACTCAAAGACTTGCGTTGGGTTGAACAAACAAATGAAGCAGAACTTACAATGAGATTGAAAAACGGAAGTAAAATATGCTTAAAAGGCGCAGACTCACCAGACAGTTTAAGAGGCGTGGGCCTCGACTTTCTTGTTTTGGACGAATTCCAAGACATAGATCCCAAGGCTTGGACAGAAATCCTACGCCCTACACTATCTGACAAAAATGGACACGCACTGTTTACAGGCACGCCAAGGGGCGTAGGATCCTTTAGTCACGAAATGTATATGGAAGCAAAAACAAACCCAGGTTGGGATAGTTTTACATACAGAACCATAGATGGAGGCAATGTTCCGCAAGAAGAAATAGATAGTGCTATGCGTGATATGGATCAAAGAACATTTGAACAAGAATATCTTGCAACATTTACAACATATTCAGGTGTAGTATATTATAACTTTGACAGAGAAGAAACTGTAGTGCCTTGCAATAACTTAGACAAAAGAGAATTGCATTGCGGGATTGATTTTAACGTAGATCCTATGAGTGTTTCAATATCAGTTATTGAAGGTAGCACAGTTTATTTTATAGATGAGATATGTATGCGTGGTTCTAATACAGATGAAGTTTGCGATGAATTGAAAAGAAGATATCCTAATTCAAGGATTATAATGTATCCAGACCCAGCGGGCAGACAACGTAAGACCTCTGCGGGTGGACGCACTGATATTTCAATCTTGCAAAACGCAGGGTTTACCGTGCAAGTTAGAAACGCACATACACCTATTAGAGATAGAGTTAATTCAGTGAATGCAAAACTTAAAAACACACAAGGTCATCGTTCACTGTTTGTTGACCCTAAATGCAAACAAATTATTGACAGTTTAGAAAAAATGGTTTATAAACCAGGCACATCCGTAATTGAAAAGGATGGAGAGTTAGATCATATGGCTGATGCAGTAGGATATGAAATTGATTTCTTATTCCCTCTACGCACAGACTATAATGCTAACACTGAACCACAACGTTGGGCATTTACTGGTAATAACCAACAAAGGAGATGGAACTAATGCCCTATATAAGAGATAGAATAATAAAAGGTGACAGTCGAAATAACATTGACTTAATCCTTTCAGCACACGATGCTTACAAATACTACCTAAACAGATGGCAGTTTTTAGGTGATAGTTATCAAGGAGGCTATGACTTTTTTGCAGGTAGATACCTTGAACCATACTATTATGAAAGCAGAGATGATTATGAAAAACGTCTAAGAATGCTTGGCTTAGACAATCACGTAAAATCAGTTGTAGGAATTTATAACAGCTTCTTATTCCGCAAAAGAATTAAACGTGTGTTTAATAATATTGAAGGACCAGCACTTGATGCATTTTTAGATGATGCTGATCTTGATGGCAGAAGTTATGATGCATTTATGCGTGATCTAAGCAGTCTTACTATGGTATATGGTAATTGCTGGGTCATAGTTGACAAGCCAGCAAGCACTGCAATGACAAGAGCTGATGAACTTAATCAAGAAATACGTCCATATGTTTCCATCTTCACACCGGACAATGTTCTTGATTGGGAATACGCAAGACAACCAAATGGTTTATACACACTAACATATCTAAAAGTCAAAGAAGAAGTTGTTGGCGATGAACAGTATGTGCGTGAATACACTCCAGAAGAAATTACAGTTTATAAAGTTAAAGGTGACGAGCGTGAGGGCTCAGTTGAACAGGTTTATGCAAACCAGTTAGGAAGGGTGCCTGCAGTATGCGTCTATGCCCAGAGGGCAAATATTAGGGGCATAGGCGTTTCAGCCGTCGGAGATATTGCAGATGTTCAACGTGAGATGTATGAATTTAGTTCTGAGATTGAACAGATTGTTAGACTAACTAACCATCCAAGTCTTGTTAAAACTGCTGATACAGAAGCAAGTGCTGGTGCAGGTTCAATTATTCAATTACCACAAGGTATGGATCCAGGCTTAAAACCTTATTTGCTACAACCAGATGGAGCAAGTATTGAAAGTGTTCTACAAGCAATGGAAAAGAAAATTGAAAGCATTGATAGAATGGCTTGCTTAGGCGGTATCCGTTCAATTGAAAGCAGACGTTTATCGGGCATTGGATTACAAACTGAATTCCAAATGCTGAACGCAAGACTTGCAGATTTTGCAATGAATTTAGAACACGCAGAAGAACAAATTTGGCGTATGTGGTCAAGTTATCAAGGCGAAGCGTGGACTGGTGAAATCAAATATCCGCGTTCATTCTCAATTCAAGATAAAGTAAATGATGTGCAAATGCTTAAAATGGCAAAAGACGCAAACATTACTAATCCTAAAATGATTGATAAAATTGACAAAATGATTTTTGAAGCAATCACTGAAAAAGACTGGGATGAGATTGAAGAATATCTTGAAGAAGGAACACCAGATATGACTGCTATGACACACGGGCCAGTTACTGATGCACAAGATTTAGTAACACACTTGCGTGAAATGGTAGAACAAGGTTATACCAATGAACAAATAATGACTTTACATCCAGAGATAGCGGAGTTGTTTAATGGGTCAATACGTCAAGGATAATATTCCTTATTGGGTAGAAGGCACTGAAGAAAGAATACGTGAAGTGCTTTTTGAATACAATGAGAATATTCAAAAGTTTGAAACAAAACACAGTGTTAGGGCTGGACGTAGAGCAAGAAAGAATCTGCTTGAACTATTTCATTTGTGTAGAGCAAGACGCAAAGAAATTAGTGCAAAATATGCAGAGTATAAACCTGTTCAACATCCAAGTTGGGATGGAATAGAGGAAGAAGATGCCAGTTAGAAAAGTATCAGGCGGTTATAGATGGGGCTCAACAGGCAAAGTCTATAAATCAAAAGAACAAGCAGAAAAGCAAGGGAGAGCAATTATGGCTATGCGTGGCGGCAAAAAGAAGAAAAAAACAAGAGGCGGCAAAAAGAAGAAATAATGCCTTTTATAAAATGGTTTCTGTAGTATTTTACTAAATAATATTACAAAAACATACTGTCTGAGAGGGCAGGTGGTAGAACTCAACCAATAGAAAGAGGAACAATTATGGACGCAGAAACAGCGGTAAATGAAACGGAGACGACTGCTACTCCTACAGAACAGCAGGCAATGACACAGGAAAAAGCAGAAGCTACTCTAACACAAGACGAAGTTAATCGTATTGTTGCAGAGCGTGTTGCAAGAGAAAAAGCAAAGTTTGAGAAGAAATACTCAGGCGTTGATTTGGATCACTACAACAGTTTGGTTGAAGCTGAAGAAACACGTAAAACCCAGGAAATGGAAAAGCGTGGAGAGTATGAGAAACTAATGAAAGAGCAAGCTGAAAAGTTTAACTCTAAAATTAGTCAGTATCAAGCAGAACTTCAGTCAATCAAGGTAGATGGTGCTCTACTAAATGAGGCAAGTGGACAAAAAGCCATTAATCCTCAACAGGTAGTATCACTACTTAAAGGTCAGGTTAAACTAAATGAATCTGGCGGTGTTGATGTTGTAGATAGCAACGGACAAGTGCGTTATGATGACAATGGTAATCCATTATCGCCTAACGTTTTGGTAAAAGAATTTTTGTCTGCTAATCCTCATTTTGTTCAAGCAGGACCAAGTGGTTCAGGCACTGGACAAGGCGTAGGAAAACAAGCTCCTGTGGTAGAAACTGATATATCCAAATTGGATATGAATAACCCTGCTCATAGAAAGCAATATGCTGAAATTATGAAAGCAAAAGGGGTTAGACTCTAACATTGCTATACTAAAGGAGATTAACAATGGCAAATGAAGCAACAAGTAGCGTATTAAGCGAATTATACGCAAATATCGTCCAGAGTGCATTATACACTCTTTCTGAGCAAACTGTGATTCGTCCAGTTGTTCGTAACTACAATATGTCTGGAACTCCAGGCTTAACAGCACAGGTTCCAATCTATCCAGCAATTGATGCGGCTGGTGTAGCAGATGGAACTGATCTATCTAACACAGCGTTCAACACAACTTCTAAAACTATTACAGCGTCTGAAGTTGGTGTTATGGTTGAACTAACTGACTTGGCTGCAGAATCAGCAACTGATGATGTTGCGGCTGCAATTGGTCGTCAGATTGGTGATGCTATGGCTAAGAAAGTTGACACAGATTTAGCGGCACTATTCAGTGGCTTCTCAAGTCAAATCAACAAAGCAGAAGCGGCTGTTACTGTTGATGACATCTTTAAGGCTGCGGCTACTCTACGTGCTAACCAAGCACCTGGTAACTACGTTGCTGTGTTACACCCATACCAAGCGTATGATCTTAAATCACAGTTAACAAATGCTGGTGCTACTATGAGTCACTCACTAAGTGATGTAGGTAATACTGCACTTATGGATGGTTTCATTGGTAGAATTGCTGGTGTTGACATCTTTGAATCAACTGTGATCACTGGTGACTCAGCTGGTGCATATGTTGGTGGTGTTATGACACAAGACGCACTTGGCTATATGGTTAAGCGTGATATGCGTATTGAAACAGAGCGTAACGCTTCTAAACGTAGCTTAGAAATCGTAGGTTCAATGGCTTATGGCGTAAGCGAGCTATTTGACCAATACGGTGTTGGTATTGCATCTGACGCATCAGCGTTAGTATAATATTACTAACTTGGCATAACGGAAAAGGGTCTTTTTAGGCCCTTTTTCTATTATTACACTAAATACAATGTGACGAAGAAGGACTTCGCATAAATTTAATTTTTAGGAGGTAGGACCCCTATGGCAATAACTCTCGCAACCATAGATGATGTCGTTCTATACGAACCAGACATTGAAAATTACGGAATTTCCGATTTTGATCAAGATATAACACGAGCACAAGCAGATGTGTTTCGTGATTTACGTATTCGTTGGTGGCCAACACAACAGATTGGCTTATATGACGTAAAGTATGTTGCGGGCGGCGATGTAGAACCAGACGAAGATTTATACACAGCCAGTCAATTAACTCGTGCTTGCGTTTATCAAGCATTAGGGTTTCATATCTATCCTAAATTATCACGTTTTGAACCAGATGTTGATGTCTTTGAAAGAAAGATGGAACATTATAGACAAGAATATGAACGTGAATTAGATTTAGTGTTAAGAGACGGCGTAGAGTATGACCTTGACAGTTCTGGAACAGTAACAGATCAAGAAAAACAAGCAACTCACTTCTTACGCCTTAAAAGGTAGTAGGTAAATGAGTATACGCAACGATTTAGCCGACAATATTGTAGAAGTCCTAAAAGATATACGTGACCCGCGTCCTGTGTTGGTCACAAGAGAGCCATTTGATGTAGAAAAATTGGCTATTACACAATTTCCAGCAATACTAATTCAAACAGGTGTAGAAGATAGAGACACTGAAACTATGCATACAGCAGGTGTGCGTCGTGGCACTATCACTTATCAAATTCGTGGATTTGTTAGAGGCACAGAGCTGGATAAAAAACGCAATGATTTAATTGAAGCTATTGAAGAAAAACTTGATAGCGACAGATACAGAGAAAAAACAAAAAGTGTAGTTCAAAATTCACAGATTACACGAGTTGAAGTTATTGAAAGGTTGGCTCCTTTAGCAGAATTTGTTATGGACTACGAAATCAATTATTATTTTGTTAGAGGATCAGCATAAAGGAGATGACTATGATTACAATGATCAAGGGCAATACAACAAAAGAAGTAACAGACGAAAGTCTTGTTTCAAAACTTGAACAAGCTGGCTGGGAAAGACAAGATGCTCCCGTAAAAGCCACGTTACGCAAGCCCAAAAAAGAATTTACTGAAGTCCAAGAGGATGAAAGTGAAGAAGCGGTTGAGACGCCCGCTGAAGAAGCGTCCGATGAAAACGCTATTAACTAAGGAGACTAACTATGGCTATTCTTACAGGTAATAACGGCGTTGTTAAGGTTGCAGATGCAGATGGATCTTTAACCTCATTAGCCGCCGTTCGCTCATTCTCAATTGAAATGTCTTCAGACACAATTGAAACAACTACTATGGGCACAGATGCAAGAACTTATGTTAAAGGACTAAGTTCTTTTTCAGGAACTGCTGAAATTTATTGGGATTCAGGTGAATTCCCAACAGCAGATACAACTGGTGAATTAGCAGGCTTGAACCCAACTCTTGAAGCAGTTGGACACGCGGCTTATGCTATTGAATTGTATCTTGATGATACATCAAACAAATTCAGCGG